GGTTCACATAGTCCCATTTGGGTGTGGCCCAATCGACTGCGTAATCGGCGCTGCGCACTTTGCCGGCCAGCAGGGCCGCATCAATAAATGCAGCCCAGATGGGTGCGCAAAGTTTGGGGATGATGGTGAGCCATTGCAGCTGTTCGGCAGCGCGGCGGAATTCCAGAATGTTGACGCGGGCGCTGCTGAAGTTGACATCCTTCACATCGCCCGTCAGCATTTCGTAGGTGACACCTATACCGGCTGCAATCAGATGCAACTGGTGTTTGACGTAGTCCACATAACCGGGCGCCACTTTGGGCTCTACCACAGTCAGATTGCCGCCGGTGGGAACCTGGGTAATACTGCCACTGGCGAGGCTGCCAAGTTCTCCCGTTGATCGCACGGTGGACTGGTCCTGACTCTCGGTCATGCTCATGGCGGAGACATCGCCGCTGTAGAGCACGCTGAGGCGGGTTTCCAGATTCTTGCGCTGCAGTTCGGCATCTTCGTAGAGCTGCAGGTCGCGCACACGGGCAATCACTGGCGCCAGTGAGGTGATGCCACGGCCCTGACCCGGTCGGTCGGGGTTGAACAGGTGGATGATCTTGCTGGCATCAACCGCCCGGCTGGAGCGCCGGGTCGTACCGCGCACGCTGGTCAGCTCGCCGGGGTGTTGGTCAAAAAGCCAGTAGGCGGCTACACGGCCAATGGGGTCGTACTCCAGACCGTTGATGATGGTGTTGGGGCCGTTGGTGGCGGTCTTGTTGGTATCCAGCCAGTCGATTTCCAATAACTGGAGCTGCAGCGGTACAGGAAGGCCGTCTTCAATGCGTCGCGGGCGCAGGCGGATAAGTACTTCACCGTCCTGCTCCATGGCGCGCATGGCTGCAGCCTGGATGCCGTAGAGGTCAAGCCGGCCATCGGCATCGCAGACTTTGGCCCAGTCGGTATGCAGCTTGTCCAGCGCATCTGCCTGGGCAGACAGGCTGCGCGGCATGATGCCAGTGCCAATGACGTTGGCTACCTTGCTGCTGATGCCCTTGGCAATATACGGACTGTTTTGCACCAGCGCTCGGGCGCGGGTGCGCAGGATAGTGGCATCTGCACGATGGTCCGTGTTGGCACTGGCGCCTGCACGGCGGGGGCGCCATCCATCTTTCTGGCTGGCGCCTTCATAAGCACGGACCAGCAGCTCGCGGGCGCGCAGGCGGCGCAGACCGGCATCGGGAGAAAATAGGCCCACCAGGCGATCAATGACATTGGTGGCCATGCGTCAGTCTCCGCGTGCGGTGGTAAAACTGACGCGGTAGCTGCCACGCCGGGTGGCGCTGCCTGCCGTGTTGCTGGTGGCCAGCACACTGCTGACATGGGCGCGTGCAGCCAGCAGGTCAGGAATGCTGCGGAACTGGACCTTGCGTCCGTTGTATTCGACCACCAGCTCCCCGGTGGCGATGGCCGCGTCGAGCGAGTCTAGGTCGGCTTGGGTGAGTGCCATGTGGTGAGTGCTTCGGTTTTAGGGGTGGCCGTGAGCACTGACGGTATCTGGCGGGCTGTCTCATTTCCAGCAGAGCGTGAGACAGTTTTAAATTCCTCCTGGTTGTTTGAGGATGCGGTAGACGGTAGCGCGGCTGATTTGCAGGCGGCGGGCGACCTCGGTCGCATTTCGCCCATTGAACAGCGCCAGCACTTCCTGCACCTGTTTCTGGCGCTTGGTTCTGGCATTGCCGGTGATGTAGCAGCGCTCACCATCAAACTCGGCCCGCACTGCGGACTTGAGTTTGCCGCCCTTGTCGCTCATTTCTGGAAATTCGGCCAGGATGTAGTCAAAGATACGATCCACGAGATCGGGTTCGGCTGCAATCAGCGCGGTGAATTTAGGCGTGGGGTTGGAATTGGACATGCGGGTTACCAGTCACGGCGAAATGGGGTTGAGGTGGGATTGGCGCGGGGCGGCTGCGATGTCTGAACGGGTGCAGACGTGTGAACTGTTGATTTGGGCTGGGTATTTCCAGACGGAATTTGCGCCGCGCTGCTTTCGATATCCAGTGGCTCGCTCTGTGTAAATAAGTCTAGTGCTGCCGGAAGCAGCCGGTTGCGCAGCACCTGCCAGCCGTGTTCATTCTTCTTGTGCAGCCCCAGAAAGTAGGCGGCTGCCAGGTTGTAGTTCATCAGGTCGAGCGGCTCATTGGCCTCGCCCTTCTTTTTTTCCCACCAGCTCACTTTGCGGCCACGCTTGTAGCCAAAGGTGCGGTACTCAGAGGTGAGCCCTTTGAAATAGCTCTCGGGCAGATCGGCGCTGAAGTGCACGGAGCCAGGGCCAGTTGCGCGGGCCCAGCGGGCCTGCAGGTAGTCCTTGGCCGTGTCGGGCCCCACAAACCAGAGCTGGGCACCATGCTTCTGCGTCTGCCCACGCCAGTTGATGTCCACCAGGCTGGGCTTGGAGCTGAGGATGGGGCGGTCCGGGCGGCTGTGGCCCTTGATGGCGTAGACGTTGCGGTTCTTGCGCAGTGCGGTGAAGTTGTATACGTCTTGCGTGTTGGATCCGCCCGAGTCCACAAAGGCTGCGCTAATGGTGAGCATGGCGCCACTCGTGTGGCGGTACCGGCCCTTGAGTAAGGCATCGGCTTTGTCCCAGGTTTCCTGTTCGGCGGGCGATCCGTGAATGACGTGGTAGTCCACCACCCAGCTCTCCATGCCCTCACCCCAGGCCACTACCTTCAGCTCCAGGCGGTAGGCCTGTGTATCAATCGCCGCGGTGAGCACAATGCCGCCATCGGGCACGGTGCCCAATTTGTAGGCTTCAGCCCGCTGCTGCAGGGCATCCCAGCGGGTGGACTCTTTGGATCGGGCCCAGCAGCGTGCCAGTCGTGTGTTGTAAAACACGATCATGGATTCTTCGCTGCCCTCGTCCAGTTTGGCCTTGGCCATGTTGTACTGGCGCACCAGGCTGATCCACGGGATCCAGCCGTAGGGCAGGAACAGGCCGCTGATGGTGAAGCTCTCGGTCTCGCCGTCGCCGGGCTGGCCGTCTGACCAGAGACCATTGGCAAACATACGGGTCTTGTCGCCCTCTTCGTGCAGGCCACCGCATTCCCGGCAGGGGTACATGGCCCGCTTTCCGTCTTCACTGACCAGCAGGCGCACCGCGCCGGCGTCGTCAAAGAAGTCCAGCGGCTGCGCATGGCCGCAGTGGATGCACTCGGCTAGGGCCTCGCGCTGGGTGCCGCGCTTGTACAGCGACTCGATGACCGACTCGCCTTCGATGGTAGGCGAGCTGGGGTAGTAGGTCTTGCGGTTGCGCTCGAAGGTGGTCTGGCGGGCTTCGGCCAGCTCGGCAGGGTCACCCTCGCCGCCCACGTTGTCTTTGGCCCGGTCGATTTCATCGAACAGCACCCGGCGCACACTCAGCTCGGACAGGTTGGCCGCTGCGCCTGCGGTAGCCAGGTAGAGCGCGCCGCCGATATATTCCTTGATGTCGTTGTTGTTGTTGGAGTCGCGGCTGTGCGGTTTGGCCACGCGCTGGTGGATCTGCGGAATGGCCGCAATGGTCTTGTCGATACGCGATGCGGCCCGCTTCTGCAGCTTGCCGGTGGGCACCAGCCACAGAAAGTTGGAGGGCGACTGGTGGATGCTGGCCATAAACCAGTTGAGGCCCACCTGGGTCTTGAGCATCTGCGATGCGCCCATCACCACCACGCGCTTGCAGGGGTGGCTGTCGGACAGTGCGCGCATCACCTCGCGGGCATGGGGAGTGCGTGCGGTGCGGTAGGGACCGGCCTCATTGCTGCCAGTGGACTTGGGAATGACCATGAAGCGGTCGGCCCAGTCGTCCACGGTCAGGTTGGGATCCGGCTCCATGCCGCGGGCCATGGCATCGCACACTGCCTGGTAGCCGTCGTGCATGTTGCTCATGCCCTATCCTTTGCCGGCGCGCCAATTTTCTCGCGCAAGGAAGTGACCAGCAGCTCCAGCACGATGCGGTGCTCACGGTCTACGATGGACTCGCAGGCCTCAGCCGTATTGACTGATGCAACCTCGGAGGCAATGCGCCTGGCACAGGCCGTGAGCCGGTCGCGAATCTCCCGCCCAATCTCGAACATCGCCCGGTCCACGTCCTGGCGCACCAGCATGGTGCCGCGCATCTTGGCGGCGTTCATCTCAGCGATCTGGGCATCGGCCTCTTCACGGCGCGACCTGAACTGCATGTAGCCTGGGTCGGCGGCTGGCTGACTCACAGGTCGGCTGCTGGCAGCAGTTGCAACAGCGACTTCAGCATCTGCATCACCCAATAAATCGCCAGTCTGCACGGGCGCCTGCGATACGCGGGCCCGCGTGTTGCGGGCCCACTGAATGTCTGCCACAGCCGGGTCGATCTTGCCATCGATCAGGCTGATACGGCCCTCGTTCACAGCCTTGCGCACCGCCTTTTCATCGCAACCACGCAGCCGCGCATATGCTGATTTAGTGATCAATTGCACTGCCATAGCGGACTACAACCTCCTTTCGGACTGCAGACCGGACTTTTCCCCAGCCCACTTTCTAGCGTTTTTTCGCGATCGTTTCGGCC